AACTAACTTATTTGTGTATATGCCAGCCTTGTCGTATAGACCTGTTATTGATTTATTAGAAGTGTCTGAAACAAAATATTTATACTGATTCATATCGCTTAGTAATCCATTTTTATAAAACGGAACTGGTGGAGCAACATTGACAGTTTTAGGATTTTGTATAATTGGGCTTACTGGCATATATACATCTGAGGCATATCCATCAATAAGATTTTTAGTTACCTGTCTAAAGTTATTTGGAAAAGAAAACTTTGAGCTTCCAGTATTAACGTATGATTCCCCTGGTCTAAAGTTTGTAAAAATAGAGTCTGTTGGCCATACAGAATTGTATTGATAGTTAAAATAACTTACAGCATATACTTCTGGAACTGTAAAAAATACTTCTGGAAGATCATCGTCAGTACTAAATCTATTAAAAGAAAATGTATACGTAAAACTAGATATAGTATCTGATGACGAAGATCCTCCAATAAATGTTTCAACCTTAGTCCATCCAAAAGAATTAATTTCTACGCTAGAGGAGCCAAACTGACTAAAAGATCCTTTTGCCAATATGTTTGCAATGATTGGATAGTTTTCGTTTGTTTTAATATAAGTAATAACTTTAAATGCACTGCTTGATGATGTAGGAGTAACGGTATACGTAACAGTATCTTCATCTGCTGTCATTACATATTTTTTTGTTGTAAACCCTGGTTTTGCATCTGCCCCAGTAATATTAACAAGAGTTGCAGATGTAGTTAAATTAGTATTTAAGGTTCCATCTCCAGCAACTGTTGCATACGGTGGATTAAAAACATTTTGATTCCATTCAGCAGACACCACTGGTGTCATTTTAATAGAATTAGAATCAGTAAAAATTGATGAACTAACAGTGCTAAGCATTAGATCTCCGTAAACTCTAGAGTCATATCTACATAGTCTGTCGTTCTTGTTCTCTTTCTAATTGATTTAGAAAACCCTGTAATAAAGGCTTGATAAATCTTTTCTCCAGTTAATGCCGATGTATGTGCGCTATCCGATGGCATAGATCCACTTGATGGAGTAGTATAATCAGCAGAAGTTACTTTTACATAGATAGGAATATTATGATTTGCATTATAAAATGCATTAATCCATCCCGCACCATATTTTCCATCTATCGTTGTTATAGAAACTTTGGTCACATCTTGTGCAAAACCAGTTCCAGTTGATACCCCTGTTGCTGCTGAAGGTTTTGGAACTATAAACGTTGTTGATGTTACGCTAGATGGTGTTACACCAGATATATTAAATGGACTTGGAGATAAGCCAGAAACAACGATTGATGAAGATGTTGTAAAATTATGAGCTGCAGAGGTTACAAAAACAATAGTATTTCCAACAACAGTTCCTGACTGTATTTGTGCCGTATGGTTTGTATGTGATGTTGGAACAAGATCCCAGGATACTGAAACAATATCTTTTTTACTAACAACAAACTTTCTTAAAGTTCCATTTGCCATTCGTGATTCTTTTTCAATAACTATGGGATTAATATTAATTTCATTTCTATTATGATCAGTTAAATGATACCAGTTCGTACTAAATGTAAGTGTTCCAGATATCTGCGATGTTGCTGCTGGAGAAAATGTTATTGTTGTTCCTGCAATATTAGTAACTACTGAATTTGCGGCTAGTCCAGTTCCAGCAATTTTTTGACCAATTTTTATATTAGAGTTTGCTGCAGATATAACAACAGTGGTTGCTGCTCCAGCTCCGCCAGACGCATATGTTGCAGTTGTTGGAGTATTATTAAGAGATACAGCAATTCCAGAATTTAATAAAAATGCCATTATCGTGGTGTTCCTAACGACGTTACGCCATTACTCTTATTATTTTTGCTACTAATTGTTTTAATCTTAGCAATCACCTTGGTTGCGATTTCTTCTGGATTTCCACCTGAAACATTCATTGTTACATTATACACTGCTCCGCCTGCCATTTGTGTTGTAGCAGTTTCCTGAGCAATACCCTTGGCTGCAAAACCAACTGCTGGCGTTGTTGGCATAGGAGCAATACTCTGATAATTTCCAGATTTTATTTTTCCTAAAAACTTTTTATCTGCAGTAGTTATTGTTTTAGAATCTTCTATTTTTGCTTTTCTATCTTCAACAGCACCTATCAATTTGTCCATTTGAATAACTTTGCTCTCACTGGCAAATTTAGCACCCTCCATCATTGATTCCTGCTGTAATGCGGCAGCAGCTAAGTAATCACCTGTCATTTTCGCTTTTGCAGCCTGATTAAGAAGATCCATTTGTTTCATTTGATATTGGTTTTGACGATTTAATTCATCATTAACTTCCTTAAGTGCATCTCTTTTTTTCTTTAATCTTTCTAATTCTTTATCATAAGCCTTTGTAAGATTATCAATACCAGATGCAGCCTTATTAGCACCTTTACCAGTATCTGTATCAAGAGGTCCTGTTTGGTTAACTCCAAGAGCATCCTTTTCCATTTTTTTTGCATTTGCTAAAGCAAGTTCCATTTCTCCTTTTCTTCGTAATAATGCTCCTCTTTCACCACCATAATAAGCTGCGCCTTCTAGTTCTTTATTTATTCTATCTAGTTCTGCTTGAGCTTGGCCAGCAGTCATATTACCTTTAGCCCCTTGACTTAAATCTGAGTTTAATATAAAGTTAATTGCTGCATCGGCAGTCATTCCATCTATGGCTTTTAGTACTTCTGGAATTCTAGCAACATCAAGAATTGTTAAACTTCCTTTTGCATACCCCATCATAATATCAATTTGAGCTGCACCATCAAGCTCTTTCATAGATTTTGTTATTCTCTTAAATAGCTCTGGATTAGTTTTCTTTAAAGCAGAAAATGCCTCTTCTCCCATACCCTTAAGGGCATCTGCAGCTAATGTACCTTCTGGATCAATCTTATTTAATTCATTAATAAGACTCTTGCTACTTTCTGTCAACAAATCAAAATTTGACAGTGAGGTTGCAAGGCCAGCGTCATACTGTTCCCTAGTAATTAATCCATCGGCATACTGTTGATTAAGAAGTGCCAAAGATTCTTTTTGTTGTGTAAATGCTATAGACAATTGCATTGTTGCAGATGAAACAGACCCTTGAATATCTTTGTATGCCTTAAGTGTGTCAATTTCATAACCATACCCCATAATATTTCTTGCACCTTGTTTAAGTGCACCCATTACCTCACTGCCAAAACCACCAGAATACGATTCATTAATTCCTTGTTGATATCCAGCTGCTTGTTTTAATTCTTGGAATGTCATGGTGGTCATCGCATCGGAGAAACTTTCTCCTCTAGACATTCTCTTACCAGTATCTATAGCTCTTCTAAATAATCCAACCCCTCCTACTGCCATATCTCCAGAAAGTGGATTTATATTTAATTTTGGAAGCTTAATCTTAGATAGTTCTAAAATATCTTTTTGAATTGCTTGTATATTTTGTTTTGAGCTTTCCTGTAAGAAGTTCATTCTTGCTTCTACCGTTAGAGGCTCTTTTGTAATATCCTCTCCATTTGGAGCAAGAATCTGTTGTACCTTTGCTCTCAACTCTACTTGATCTGCACCAATAAGATCTGAAGCAGCTTTAATATTTGCTGCAATATCTTGTGGAGATAAACCAAAAATAGCTGCTCTTTGTGCAACATCCATAGCCGCTGCCTGCATTCCAACATCTGTTCCTCTTACTGCAGCTTCGTTTATTATTGCTGTAGATGTATTGCCTTCTTGCTTATAAAAATCTGCAAATCTTTCTACTGCTTGACCACTTGCAGATATAAGTTGACGATTATTTCTACTAAATTCTCTTGCACTAGGAAGTGCTCTTCCAGTAAACTCTGCGTACTCTTGTATAGATTTTGCACTACCTACACGAGCTTGTACTTCTAAATCTGCAGCCTTTTTAAGTTCATCAGCAGATTTTTTAGCTGATTGATTTAACATAAATAAGCCTACACCAAGCGCTACTACTGCAGCGCCAATGCCACCTATTGCTCCAGCAAGCATTGCAAATGCCTGTAACGCAAATACAGCAGGCATGATGGCATTAGCAAGTTGACCAATTTTTCCAGGAAGCATAGATAATGCAAATACTAATGCAGATACTCCCATACCAGCACCCATTGCATTGCCACGCATTGATGTAACTCTTTTACCTACTGCACCACGAGCCTTTGCAAATCTTTTTGTTTTTTGTTTCTGTCCTTCTTGAGTATCTTTTAATACTTTACCAGGGGCTTGTGAATCAGGAACTGTTTTGGGAAAGTAAGTACCAGTTCTTGGATCAATTAATCCTCCAGGCGCTGCGCCAGTCCTTCTTTGACTTGGAATTATTAATGGAACATTTGGTCCAGGAATTGTTCTTGGTGTCCCTGGAATAATAAGTCCTTTTTGAGTTCCAGTTTGTCCTGGAAGTATAAGTCCACTAGATGATTTTTGTTGCTGTCCAGGAAGTATTAAGCCACTTGATGTTTTTGATTCTTGTCCAGGAAGTATTATTTTTCCACCTGGCAAAGGCTGAACTCCAGGCAAAATAAGAGGACTTGCCATCTTTCCAATTTGAGGACCAGTTAATTTTTTATTTGTTGCAATATCTCGTTGTGTTATTGGTTTTCCAGTTGTTGGGCTTTTCATTGTGGATGCAGTTTTTGATAATCTGTCAGCCACTGCCCTAGTCTCATCTATTTGGTTCATCATTCCAACCTGAAGACCACGAGCAATATCTTCTCCAATTGGAATAGTTTTCCTTGATGGAGATGCAGTTCCTGCACCTGTTGCAGCTGCTGCTACTGCAGAAAGAGCAATTTTTTCTCCTATTAATGCACTTCTACGTTGTATCTCTGCTTCTGCAGCAGTACGCATTTGTGGTGGAAGGGCCATACCAGCTCCACCGAGTCGTCTTATTCCACCAGCAAGAACTCTTGATTCTGGTAGAACATGAGCTCTTGTTAATTTTTCTGTAGATGATATTGGAGCTAATCGGTTAGCCCTTTGAACTCCTACCTGGAATCTTGAAGCTTTTCCACTTCTTATACTATAGTGTGTGCTTCTAACTACTTCTCCAGTATTTGGATCAATCGTTACTCCTGGAACTCTTACGTTGCCCCCACTCATAATATCTGCATTAGTGGCGTAGGCAAACTTTCTCATACCAGATGCAATACCAGCTCCTGAAGCTCCTGTAGCTGACAACCTATCTAATATTAAAGATATCTCTTGTCTTTTTCTTGCAAACAATTCACTAATATGTTTTGCTTGTTGACCAGATTCAGCCATTTCTCGTGATGCAATTCTTAGCTGGTCTGTAATTTCATCAGTATATGGAGCTGCTTGCTGAATCATTGAAAGTATTGTTTTATCAGTAAGCCTCATATTTGATTCAATAGATCCTGCAACAGCTGCAGTATTTCTAAGAGATTCTGCAAATCCAGCTGTATCTAAAAATTCTTTACTAAGTCCAAAGCCTCCAGGCGTATTACCTGGTGCAAGCATTGTGTAGGGACCGAGCAATCTTTCTTGTCCTCCGTAAATACTTGGTAAGCCATTTTTAAATCCTGGAATATTTCCAGATATCATTGCATTAATTAAAGGTGCATACTTTTGAGCCATTTTTGCAGGAATTACCGCTTCTCCAGGAGACAGCATTGATGGAACAATATCTCCTGCTCCCTTAGGTCCTGGAACCGAAACAACACCCTTTTCATATCCTTTAACTTTAAATCCTGGACTCATCATTCCAGGGAATCTTGTAGCTGCTGCATTTTGTGCAGTAACCATTCTTTGATACTCTGCTATAAGGCTTCTTACTGCAGCCGCTTCTCCAGTAAATGCCTGTTGAAGCTTCATGTGTGATTGTTCAAGAGATGCTGCTGCTGCTACTGCATTTTGCTGTTCTACACTTAAAAAGTTTGTTTGCTCACCTAAAACTTTAGATTGTCCAGTTAATCTTAAAAATCCATTTCTTAAAAGCATTAAACCTTTAATACCATTGGCAATAAAGTTAGCCATCAAACCAATAGTCATTAGTAATACTGGGCCAAGTCCACCTATATAAAATATGACTTTTGTAATTACTTTTTTGCTTGTATCAGATAAACCATTAAACCATTCTAATAAACCATTAAGCTTATCAAGTAGTGGAGTAATAACTTCTAAAAATGTTTGACCTATTGGTACTAAAGAAACTTTAAGGCTTTCTATAGAAGCACGGAACTTATTCATTGCGCTATCTGCAGTAAGACCTAATTCTTTTTCTGCCAATGCCGCCAAATCTTCCATAGAAGCTGTTGCTAAATCAAGAACACGAGCTGCTTGATTACCATCACGAATTACGTTATCAAATAATGCAGAGAGACGAGCTTGCTGGAACTTACCAAATAGTTGTTCAATAGCCCTTTGTCTTTGTAAATCAGAAAGATCATCTAATGCCTCTGCAAACTCTACTACAGTAGCTTTTAGATTTCCAACATTACTTTCTACAATATTATCAATATCAATGCCCATATCATTGAGCATTCCTCTTGCCTTATCTGAAGGATTAATAAGTGATGCAAGACCAGACTTTAATGCGTTTGCACCTTCTGATGCATTAATACCGCCTTCTTTCATGGCGGCCATAAAGAATGCTAAGTCTTTAATATCTCCGCCAAGCTCTCTTACGATTGGTGCTGCTTTTGGAATAGCAGTAGTAATATCTTCAAGCGATACAACAGTTTGGTTTTCAACTGCGTTAAGGAAGTTAATTGCATCAGCTAAGTCTACAGAAGAAATCCTAAAAGCATTTTGTAACGATATTGTTGTTTCAAGTGCTTTTTGTTGATCAACCTGACCAAGTACTTGAAGTCTTGTTGCTTGCGCTACCTGTGCTTGTAAATCAGATCCAGAAAAACCAGCTGCTGCTGCTTCTGCAGCTAATGCAACAGTATTAGATACAGCAATACCATACTTAGTAAATTCTTTTCCAAGTGCCTGAATAGATTCAAGCGCAAATTGTGTTTCTTCTGGTGCTGTAAATAAATCTCCATAAACTTTTTTAAATTTTATAGCAGCAGTTTCCATATCCATAAAAGCTTTTGTCGCCGCAGTTCCTAACCCAATTAATGGAAGAGTAAAACCAACCATGAGCTGACGACCAGCCCACTGTGTATTTTTACCAAAGTTGAGAAGATTTGTAGATCCTTGTTTTACAAGCTGATTAAATAAAGCTTGTTTTTGTGCTGCTATTTGTAGCTGAGTTGAAACATTGCTTAAATCAAGCTTTGTGGGCATGACTGCAATAGCTTTCATTGCACCGTTTGCATCACGGCCCATCTTAATATATTGAGTTTGTAGCCTCTTTACATTTTCTAAAGCTACCTTATTTACTGTATCTAACTCAGAACGAAAAAATCTACCAAATGTTTTAGTTGAAGCTGCAGAATATCTAAAGTATTCCCGCATTGAAAACTTGTTGCGTTCTAAAGAATCTGAAAAGTTTTCTGCTGTAGTTCTAACTGTACGTAATTCTGCAGAGAACCCTTGAATAGCATTTACGCCATTTATAAAGTTCTTCTGCAGATCACGTTGTGCAAGTGCAGCTGCATCTGTACTTCTTGCTACAGATGAATGAAACCTTGCTATTTCTCTTTGAAGCGATTTTAGCTGTGCTAATGCACTAGACGTATCTATATTTACGCCAATTTCGGCATTTACATCAGCCAATTATTTCACCTCATTTTAAATTGTATTATTGATTTGCGTCAAGAATATCTGGCATTGCTCCAAGCGCTACTCCAGAAGCAGCTTCAACAATCTTATACACTGTTGGTAGATCCAAAAGGTCTTCCAACTTTGCAAGATCATCTACAATTTCTGGCTTGTATTGCTTCATCGCAATTTGAGCACACTCAACAAGAAGTGTCATTGACTTCTCATTATCTTCTGCCACTGCCGCAACTCCATCAAACTTCTTCAAAAATGGACGAAGAAGAGAGATTTTTAGAGGACGAACCTTGATCTCTGTTCCATCAATAAGAACAAGAGTCTTTTCCTCATGAATTGTTGTTGCCATTATTTTCCTCCTATTTAGGCTATGTTAATTATATCACAAACAAAGCTATCTTAGGTCCTCATAATCAAGACCCATTCCAATACCAAAACCATATCTTTGAGCGTTTTGACCTTGTAAAGCCAGGATATCTTTTGAGTCTGTAGTTTGTCCCTTACTGAAAACTCTTGCCTTTAGGTCTTCCCACTCTTTTTGACCACGATCAGAAGAGGCTTCTAAATCTACCCCTTGTATCGCTGCCAAAAACTTTTTTTCTTCATAATCTAAATCTCTTCTTCCTGCTATTATTGCCATAAGTTCTGGCATAGAAATAGATCTTTCCAATTCATCATAATTTTTCCAAATACCCAAGGTAAATACTTCTGACTCTAACTTTACAAGATCTATATCATCCCAGGAGTTTTTAGATTCATTTTTATTTGCTTGTTCTTTTACTGTTTCCTTGGAATCATCATTTATTTTTATACCGCCAGCATGCTCTAAAATTTCATGTATTGTTGGCATATCTATATTATCTTCTATATCTTCAATAGATTTCATTTTAGGATAATATTGTTTCATAGCAATTTTAACGCATTCAAGTAGTAATAAAATAGAGTCATCATCATCTTTTGTGTTATTAATTAACGAAAAGGTATCCATAAATTCACGCAAATATTTTATTTTTAGTGGAGAGATTTCTACCTCTGTTCCATCTAAGAGATTTATATTTTTAATAGAATATACTTTAGTTGCCATGTTTTCCCTACACCATTTTAGCATACAACAAAGCCCGCCTCGTAAGAAGCGGGCTAAGTGTTAATCTAAATAAAGATTATGAAGCTGGTGTCCAGGTACGATCTACGATCTTACCGTAGGAACCAGAGGTGTCTTCTGGGAGAAGACGGAATGAAACTTCAAACATTGAAGGCTCATCACGCTTTGCGGAAACAGTTACGTTCTCAATTGAGAGAGCACGATATGCTGTGTAAACACGCTCAACGGTATCTGAGGCTTCGCAGTCACCCGTTCCAGGACCAACTGCAACGATACCACGCTCAACTGGGCACTCGCCAATCTCGCCTGCAGAAAGATTAAGAACCTTTCCAGCAGATGTAGATGCGTTACCAGAGAGCTGATTGTCGTTGTATGCTAAAGCTAACAAAAGATTTTCAAGTGTTGCTTCAGCAAAAGCAGTTGCAAGATTAACCTGCATTCCCTGCTTGTAAAGTTTTGCAACGTCAAGAACCTGATCTACCTGGACTTCACCGAAGTCTGGTTGGAACTGAAGCTCAAGACCGTTCATGGTGTAACCAATGTTTGTATAATCTGCATCTTCGGAAAGTGTTTCCTTAAACGATACAGTATTACCAAATGAAGCTAACGAACTCGGATCAAGAGTTGTGTCTGCTACGAACATGGCTGCAGCACCAACGATGATGTTGCTTGACGTACCACGAGTGTATGCCATATTTTTTCACCTCTTCCTTAAATGGAATATATTAAGTTTTGGCGTGTTTCCTCAACCTAAGTATAACAGCATTTTATATTGTCAATTTGTCGTCTCCACGGAGCTTTGGCTCTGGAGTCCAGTTATTATTGGTCAGACTTGGCATTTGATGATAGTCAAAATCAATGATAATTTTATTGCCAGCATAGGTCCTTGCTGTTCCAAAGTCTATAATATCTCTAGTCTCTTCTAGCTGATATACCTTGAAATCATGAAAATAGAACATGTTGTCTACTGGAGAATTGCCATCTTTTAAATCCACCCTACGATTAGAACACCAGCTATTTACCTCTTGGGCAGATTCATCTGCTCTATCTAAAAGCCTAAATATTGTTTCTGTAGCTCTAACAACATCAGGTACTGGAGTGTTTCCAAATGAATAAAAATAATACAACATTTGCTCACATTTAATATGAGGGAATCCACTTCTATTCATTTTAAACATACGATCATATGTAGCAAATATATCTCCAGGTGGAAATGAGCTGGTAAGTGCTTCTAAAGTTGAAGGTTGAGTAGGAAAAAATTGTGGAGGGTTGCCAAATATTGGTTCTAACTTTTCTTGAAGATATTTATTAATCCAAATAGCTGGCGTATTAAACTCTGTCTCGTTTGCCATTATGCTTTATAACCTGCCTTTGCAATCCATGCGTATCCCGTTGAAATACCCGCAGACCTTCCAGCTACCTTGCCTTTAGCTAAATTCTTTTTGTATACCACAGGATTTTTTAAATACTGTCTAATACCACTTGTTTTTAAAAATGCTTGTGTAAAATATTTATTAAAAAACATATTAATAGTTTTTTCAAAACCCTTTTCAGCCTTAGTTCCGCCTGGATTTAAAACTTCAACTGTCCCTTTAGTAAAAATTGTTTCTCCGCCATCTTGGAATGCCAAAGCTTGTGCTCTTTTAGGCTTAATCGTAACTGGAACTCCATTTTCCATAATGCTTGCTTTATTATAAAATGGCACTGTTGATCCATTTTTTATAGAGTTTGATTGTTTAAAATTTGAATAAAAAGAAAGACCTATATTACTAACTGTATAATCAATATCAAATAATCTTGCATTTGGACTACCTGTTCTATACCATTCATAAACATGATGAAGCATTTGTGGGTTAGATCTAGCGTTTGCATCAATAAATTTTTCTAATAGTTCTTTTGTTGATAATCCAATATTTTTTAAAAATGCTGTTTTGCCAGCCTTAACTCCATCCAAAAATCCTATTGAATAATTAACTATATTATTCATATCAGATATAAATTTAGATTGATTAAGTTTAATTGAAATCATAGATCTGATGCCTGATTTTCTGATCTACGAATTACTACCTTATAATAATCAACTTCTCCAAATGGATTGATGATTGGTTCATTTGATGCAATTTCAAATAAAGTTGATCTTCCAGATCTTGGGCCAGCAGTTTCAATATATATTGGTTGATCATTTCTTGTTCTTATATTTGTAATAATAATATTTACTATTGAATCTTTTGAGCTAGATTCACTAATTCTTAAATCATCTTTTACTCTACCCAAAAGAATCATTTCCATATTAATCATAGGATTTGGTTTTACTTCTTCTCCCCAAGCGGTTCCAGCTGGTGCAAAGTTACAGATTATAGTTCTATCAACAACCCATGTTTTTTGAACATTGCCATATGCGCCCTGCTCAACTATTGGATAATATATATCTGCTTTTAAGGGATACAAAAAATCTGGAGTGTTACATGTATTAATTACCACTATAAAACTCCAAGTTTTGTTATGTTGACTTTATATTTATCCAATATTTTATCAACTAAAATATTTCCTGTTCCTTCTAATGCCGATTTATCAATTTGAATTCTAAATTGATCTGTTGAATAATTAAGTATATATCTCTTGTAATAGTCAAGTTTTCCACACTTTATATCATCCATTAACATTAGTGTTGCATCTTTAATATCGTTTGGAACAACCTTATACCCTTGCTCTAGCAAAAATATATAATCATATCCTTTTGGAAAAGCTACTCCAGGGGATATGGTGTATATGTTGCCGCTATCTTCTGTATCAAACAATGCATAAGAATCTGATGGAGCAACCATTATATTTGGAGGCTGCTGCTCTGATCTATTGAATCCATCTATGGCAGAAACTGGATCTTTTGTTATGGCACTTTTATCTTTAGTAATTAAATAATTCCAGTCTGCAAGTGCAGGACCATCTTCTGTATTTGATGTATCATAAACCAAAACAGAATTTTCATAAACTTTTAATATCTTGTATGTACGATTCCAAAGCGGCATATAATCTGTACCCTGACCAACAGTTTCAACGTAATCTGTATAATAATAAAATCCGCCAACAATTGAATCAATGATAGTTCTTGCAATTTTCTCGTATCCATCATATTCTGCTATTTCGCTTGCAGTAGTTGCCATAGTGGAAACATCAACGTATGGCCTCAAAATTTCAAGGTTGTCCTCTACAACAATATCGCCTAATTCAGACTCTGGATATTCATAAATAGATAGTTCATAAGAATCGTCATATTTACTAAAATACTCGGTAAGATCATATTCTATTTTTGAATCTTCTGTACTTGTGACCACTTCTTCTAATAAAATTATATCTCTAGCTTTGTCTTTAATAAAAAGCTTGTAGTCTGCTTCTGGAAAATTTACAGAATAAGATATTGAAAGTGGATATGGCGGCTTTCTTAATATTTCCATTATTTTTTAATCTTATAGTGTTTTGCTACCTCATCTGCTGTTGCTACACGAACAGCTTTATGAGAAAGCCACTTTTCAGATATCTCCTTTGGTAGTATAGTATATCCTTGGTTTAATTCGCCTACCCCATTCCAAAAAAGATTGCGAGATGAAAATATAGCTATCTTATCTCCCTTGGCATTTTCTTTATCTTGTTTTTTCATTTTAATTTGAGCTTCAGTTGGAATAAAAGAAAAAATAACCTCAAGTATTTCATTTTTAGTACTAACACCAAACAAATCTATGTTATTTTTCTTAGCATATGATTTTAATTCTGGAACTGTTTTCTTTTTTAAATCTTCTATTAGTTGTGCTGACATATTATCCTCCACTGCTATTATAGCAGAATGTGAAGAAGGAGGGTAGTTTTTACGCTACCCTCCTCTTTCATTTATTCAGTTTTTATTAGGAATCAGATGCTGCATCTGCGAACGCAACTGCATCAAGCTCTTCCCATTGCAGACCAAATCGGACGAATACTGTGTACTCAACTGTATCCTTCTTTGGCTTGTACTCACGGTTAACGGTGATGTCTCGCTGGAAACCCCAAACACGGTTAGCAGGGAATGTCAAATCAACATAATCTGCTGGGTAGTAAGGAACTTCCATAACATCTACACCGAGAACACGGGTAGTACGTGCATTGCCGAATGTCTGCCCTGCACCATCAAGATATGCTTGACGCTGTGGGTTAGCACCTGCTGGTGTACCAGCGAATGCTTCAGCAATTGCATCAGCAAGTGTACCGTTATTGCGAACGATACCCTGGAATGCATCAGTACCTGCATAGAACTTAAGATTGCTCTTAATTGCACGATACTTACGTGGCATTGCGAGGATGATATCCTGCATGACAACTGGAGTCCAGTCATCGTTGCTTACTGTAACGAGTGCTTCGTGAGCATCGCTACCATCTGTAACCTTGTGTACGAAACCTTCCATGATTGAAAGGAAGTTGCCTGTGGAACCATCGCCATTGATAGCGAGATCTTCAATATCATTAGCAAATGCATTGGTCATCAAGCGAACGAGATGATCTTCCAACGCACCTCCTTCAATATTGTCTTCAAGCGACTCTGTTGAGACTTCCCAATCAAGACGAATCTTCTTGGTTGTGAGCTCTACCTTTGTGAAGGTTGCGCCAGCGTTTGTGTATGTGCTGTCAGCCTGGGCTGCTGCACGGATAACACGCTCACCAACATTTACCTTCTCAATTTCCATGGTATTTGCCCGCATAGTAACTCTGCGTCCATCTTTGGCGAGAACTGTTGCATCCCACACATAGTCAATGAAGCGACGAGCTTGCTCAGGGGCAAGGATACCACCTGGCGTACCAGTTGGATTTACAGCGTTGATACCTTCTGTTGACCCGAAAGTGGCCTGAGAAATGTTACCAAGAGACGCTGCTGGAGAAAGGTTACCATCAGGACCTGTTGCTGTAGCACCTCCGACACCACCAGATGCAAATGCACCTTGTCCGTCATGATTGTGAGCCTCAGTTGTTCCTGGGTAATTCTTTACGATATCTTGTTCCGACATATTGTTCACCTCCTAGTGAATTTGTACTTATTATTTAAATAGGTCGGTATTTGTGAGGAAACGACCGCCCCATAGGGATTTTTGAACTGGCTTTTCAGCCAATTCCTGTACGATCTCGCCTAGATCGCCAGACTTGCGGAAAGCTGTATCTTTTTCAACCATATCTACACGCTTTCCAAACTCATTAAAAGTACCCTTTACTTGGCTAACCTCACTTGCTACAGACTTAACTTCGCCTGTAACGGTTTCAAGGGACTTTGTAATTGCTTCAACGTTAGCCTGCATAGACTTAACTGTTTCAGCAAGATTGCTCAAGGCATTAGTAAGAGATTCATTAATTTCTGCAACAGACTTTGCAATTTCTGCTGTTGTATCAACAACTGCATCAACTGATTTTTCTACTACAGAATCAGCAGCTGGAGCAACTTCTTCAGCAACTATCTCTGCCACTGGCTCGTCTGCTTTTTCAAGCACTGGAGCCTCAGCAACAACTTCAGCAACTGCTTCTGTTGTAGCTTCTGGAGCAACCTCAACATTTTCAACTACTGCTGTATCAGACTTTTCTAGAGTCTCTTCAACAGCCATTGTTTCTTCTGTCATAGGATTTTCCTCCTTTTTCATCTTAATTGTTCTAATGCCTTTTGCACTATCAACTAAGAACTTTACTGTTTCTATATTGTCTTCACTTTTTTCAACAAAGCCAATGTTTTTCATTGTTGCTGTGCAAGATGGGCAAGACTCTTCTAATCCATCAGAAAGTCTAACAATGTCATCATCTTTGCACCAATAAACATTATCAACAACTGCCTTTGCTAGATATCCACCCAACTCGCCTTTTTCAATTGATATAACATTTGCAAATTGATTTGCTGGACTATCAACAAGTGAAAGCTCATGTAATTCATATTCTTTAATAATTCTAACTGACTTATCAAGTTCTTCGTTATAAGAGTCGTCAGACTTTTGTATGCTACCGCCAATTGAAAAACCAGTTAGAGTTCCATCAAGAACTTTCTCCCAAGTATCTTGTGCACCCTTTGAGACATATGCAGATACATAAACTCCGCTATAAAACTTTTTAGTGTTTGGATCAAAATAACGATCTTCTTTAAAAGAAACAACCTTACCAACTGCATTTGGTCCATGCATCTCACGAAGGTTTCCACGAAACTTTTTAAATGCTGCTAAACTTGCTTCTGTGGTTACAATATCGTTTTGCCTATCAATATTATCAAGTGTAGCAAAACCAGAAACTGTACGACGCTCTTGATCAACCTTGCCAATAGGCATTGAAAAACGAACACTGTTGCCGTCGGTGACCCAATGGGCCTTATTAATAATCATTGCAGAACAATTATACCAACATTTTATCCAATATGTGGATACTATGTGGATGAACGCCCTTCACCCTGTGGATTTCTTCCAGAAATTGTGGATGAGGAGTCTGAGTTATTATTTGTTCGCTCAGAATCCCTTGCTCTATTTCTTGCAGAATTTGCAGCCGCATCGGTTGCCTGTCTTGGACTCATTACAAATGGTTCATCCCCGTCTGCTCTTTGAGGAAGATCTAGCTTTTCACGAGCCTCATTTGGAGTCATAACCTGAGTCTTTACATAGCGCTCAATAATCTGAGATTGTGCAATTTCATCAGTAAGGGTAAGCTCATTAAATCTAAGCTCTAAAATATCAGTCTTTTCTTTAATAATCTTATTAACAATTTTTTCAAGATCTCTTTGTGCTGGACGAGATACTTGTTCTTTAAAGGTACGATCTTGTGCTAATGCTGCTGCTATTGCTGCTGAATCACTACCGCCCAATTTTGAAATAGGAACCTGATGTGCAATTAAAATATCATCACGATTTTGTTTTCGGTACTCCTTGAAGGAACCCTCTTGAACACCACTTTCAATTGGTTCCATCTTAAACTCAACCTTATTATTTTCGGTGTCTCCAGGAAGTGGAATATAGAGTGTTCTATGGTTTTGCCCCTTGAGACCAGTTTGTAAAAATCTAAACATCTTATCTTCTGCATCACCAGAAAGCTTTGCTCCCTTAGTTACAATAACGTATCTTGGTACCGCCTTGTTTTGGAAGTAATCAATGTTGTACTGTGATGCAAGCTGATCTCCAATCAATGATGGTAATGCAGAAATAATGTCTGGAATACCATAGAATGTGTTTAATGGTGAATAAGATTTGATGTGAATAATTTCGTTGGGTCTACGATCTTCCGTTACTGGATTTTGATTTTTTGCACCAAAGTTTCTAAAATAAACAACCTTTTGACCAATAATTTGTAAGAATCCATCACGTAGTCTGCGAACACGAACGGTAGTTGCTGGAATATGTCCTATATAGCCAATATCTCCAGCAGTAGTTCGCCCTACCTCAATAAATCCATTACCCGTAGCCTCAACATCAGTATAAACCTTTGTCATAATTGAAACAAAGCTTTCATCATCATTAAGTGATTCTAGCCAATCACGCATAGAAATCTTGCCTCGTTCAATACGACCTCTTGCTCTTTCAACCTTGCCCTCATCTTCTGTCATTTCAAAATTAAGCATTGTGCGATCTGTAATTTCAAAACGATATCCTAAGCCCACTATATTTTGAACCTTTGCATCAATTGCTGCATGGTTAGCAAAAGATGTATCATAAAAGTTAGCAAGTTCGTACATATTGTATGGTGGTGTAATTACATCAAATAGCCCGTATCCATTTCTATATACCGTTCCAGGATTAATAGCCTTTGACTCTGCATTTTGTCCTGCAGGAATTGCTCCAGCTGAATCTAAATATTGTTTGCTATCTGTTGCAACATACTTATTTAGATTACGGGTGGTGCGTCTTTTAAAGTTTTGATCAATACCAGAATAATCTTTTAGTGTGTCCCATGACTTGTTAAATGGATCATAATCTTTAAACAAATTTTCATCTGCTTGCTGAGTATTTAATGAAGCCTGAATAAAATCGTATTTGTTATCCATTTTCGTATGCATCTCTTCCATGAGCTTTTAAAGTTTGTTGTGCAGCATGAATTGCGCCTAAGTCATTCATTGATGGAAGCAATCCATTTTTAAATCTATCCATTTGCTCCGTATGCTCTTCTTCAGAGATACGAGTTAATCCTGGCACAAATATTGCCTCGCCGTCGCCCTCATCACCATAATATTTTGCTGCTTGTTTAAGCTCTGCAATTTTAGTAAGATCTCCACGGACAGCAGGTATGTTTAAAACATTTCCTTCTCCATCAGTAAACCACTTACCATTAGATTTTTTGTAAACGTATAAGCCCCAGTTATATTTCTTTTCAATAACCTGGCGACGCACATTGCTTACAATTGGCTTACCAGTTTTTGGATTAATTAAAGGATTAATGTTCTTACTCATAACCATAAGTATACCAGATTATAGCAATTTTGTACTTGACAAAACCACTTTATCCAATTTTTATCTCACAGCTATCCGTAGTGCAATAAGCCTCTCCAACAGAATCAAGATTATCTACGCCATCG